AACTTTCATCTGCACTCTCTACCTTTTTGAGTAGATTGTTAGATGAAGTTGAAGCTCTTTTAGCACCACTTGTGCTAGTGGCTTCGGCTGTTTTGCGTTCTTCTTCTTTTGTCTTTAAGATAATTTTTATATAAGGGTCTTTTTTCAATTCCGAGATAGTTTTACCTCGTAATTTAGACTCTTCCAATAGATAGTCCACATCGTCTTCGTGGACATCCCTTAAAGAAATAATATCTTTAGCAGACATTCCTACATTTGTAGGGGCTGGAGCGTTTTGATTAGCTGGGGCGTTTGTCCCGATTTTTTCCCCAGTTTCGGGGTCAAAACCTGCTTTTATTAAACGCTGTTTGTAGTCTTCTTTTCCTTTGAGGTGTTTCTGCTTGTCCTCGTGAAGACTACTTTTAAACTGTTCTGACTTAAGTTCTCTTTCCACCATTTTGTCTACTAGGTCTTCATTGCCCTCGTAATCTATTCCTAGTTCGCTGGTGATTTCGGACTTAAGGATTTCCGCATCCTTTGGTGCGAATGGCTGTTGTGTCATACTTTTATGAGCATTTGCTCGGTTATGAGAACATTTGTCCTCTTTATTTAGTTGAATTTGCTTTTAACTTTTTCTCTACTTCTTCTTTTGACTCTACAACTGGTGGATTGGCTAGAGTTTGTAACTCTCCAATTCTTCCGTCAATTTTTCCTATAATGTGTGTGTAGGCAAGCATATTTGTATAGCGTACCATTTCTTGTCCACTATCTTGAACAGCTGTTAAATCTTTCAAATTTAGTTTATATACTTCATCCACAGTTTCTCCGCTTAGTATATCTAGTTGCTGTTTAAAGTATCTAATTACTATATCGTTGGCTAGAATGTGCAAGTACGCTACTTCTGGATTACCCTCTCTAATAGTTGAAAGAGGAGCATACATATCTCTCTGCTGGTGGAGTGGTACATCTGCACTTGTCTGAGGTGTGATTGCTTTCTTTATAATCTCTAGGACTGGTTTAGAAAACTTTGGCAACTTATCCTCTAACTGCCACAAGTGATTTCTTAACTGCCATAACTCTGGTGGATTACCACCAAAGGTAATTTTGATTAGTTCTATCTCTTCATCAGAGTAGAACATAGTTTGCTTTGGATTCATAGTTTATTGGTTAGGATTAACTTGCGCAGGAACCGCCCCACCGACTTGTCCAGCCATTGCTGGAGCTGGCTGTACCTGTGCTGTTTGGAACTCAATCGGACTAATACCTCCAGATAATTCAATAATTCTGTTAAATATCATTCTGGCGTTTGGGTCTTGTAAAACCATCGGATTACTAGCAATAGTCTGGAGAATAGTTGACATAGTGGTCAAAGTACCCTGAATATCTTTTGCTTCACCTGTTACATCAATCTCAAGTTTAGTTTCAACATCTTGAAATATTTCTTTCCAAGTCTCTGTAGATATATCGCTAGGCTTAATAAAGCGTTGATTACCCAACTGGCTTAATTCTGTTTTTAACTGCTGTTCGGTCTCAGCTATTTGTCCTGATTGCATTGTTGGGTCATAGATTTCTCCAGAGAGTACAGTGTCTTTAATCTTTTGGTTAACACGGCGTATAGCCTCGTTAGGCACATACCGCATATCTAACAGCTTAATCTGGTGGTCTTCTAGGATAGCGGATATTTCTTTTGTATTATTAAGTTTCTTTTTAAAATGAGGTAAAACATATTCTCTAAACATCATCTTAACAAACAGTCCTTTATTCTCTGCATAAAGTTCAAACAATGAATGAGATTCTTGTAAAACTGCCTGTTGAAGCCTCCAGGCTGTTCCTGACGGTGGGTTAGCGCCTGTCATTGCGTCTGAGATATTGTTTATCTGATTGCCTTGTGCTTGCCAACTACCCTGAGACGACTGCATTGCGGCAATATCTGGTCTGTTATTTAACTGGGTTAGAGGTTGATTGATTGCGTGAACCAAAATATCCCCATTATCTAAACTTGTTGTAGCATTTTGGCCTACAAAGTTTCCGTCTGATGTCTGGAAGAATAACTTAGAGGCTAAGTCTAACTGGTCTTTAATCTTCTTCTCGTTATCATTCACCATCCATTGAGCCTCAAATAGGTTCTTGACCGCTCCATTTAAGGTTAGTGTGCCTGTTTCAGAAGGGAGTAGCGAAGTAAGGACATAAGGAGATTTAGCTTCTCTACCAGAGAATAAAGTATAATCGTTATATTCTTCTTTATCATTCTCAGTGGCGTTGAAAGATATAATGTGCATTTGTTGTACATACTCATCTTCATCTTTTTCCTTTCCTGTAAGATAAGACAAAGGAAGTTCGCCGTGTATCTCGTAGACTGTAATGAAATTACTCTTGGCGTCTTTTTCAATTCCACTGTTGCCCATTACTTTTCTAGTAGTTTGATTTTCAATCAGCTCTTCTACCATTTTCTTATCATAACCTTTCTGCTTTCTTAACTGAGCGGGCGTGTAATCTATTTTCTCAATCTTAGGACTGTCTTCGGGGTTTATAGGGTCAACTATAAGTCTATCCCAAGGCACAACATTAAAGAATAACTCGCCGTCTTTCTCAACTATCTTTACAAACACCTCTAAATATTTAGCAAGAGCCAAGCCCCAGATATTAAGAAACTTTCCAAATTCAACTTCATTCGTCCATTCGTGCAGTTTAATTGTCATCAACATTGATAAGACAAAGTCTTTCTCTTTCGTGGCGTATAACTTGATGTTCTTACAATCAAGGTCTGTAGCACGATAGACGATATTAACTGCTGAATTTACTATGTTCTTAAAAGGTTTCTCTCTACCTTGTGCATCAGTATCTCCGCTAGTGTGTTTGGAGTTCAAATATGCCTCAATCTTATTTATATCCTCTCTTAAATTAAACTTAACAAACTCCGAGGTATTAACTTGGCCTAATTCATCATCCTCTTTCATCTGTCTAACCAGCTCGTAAATTGTTTGACACTCTGCCATAAGATTAATTTTATCTCCACATTATAGTTGAAGTTCCCTGCGTACCATTAAATTCTACTAATAGACCATTAAAGAAATTATTATCATAAATATAAGTTCCTGCGGCTTGCGAGGCAGCTATGACTCCTACTTTACGCAATGAAGAAGTGGCTACCGAACCTCTTAAATTAGCGTTGGTGGTAGTAGTATCATAAAATACTGCACTTCCTGTGCCTAATACATTTATAACTACATTACCTAAAGTACCAGAACCAGTCTTAAATAATGTGTAAGCTGTTGTGGTAGCAGTAAAAGTTGTTGATTGATATTCCCCTGCTCTTGCGACACTACTTAAATTCTGTACTGGTTTTTTTAATTGATAACCTACCAATACTCCTAAACCGACTAACACCAACACTCCACCGAATATTCCTATAAAGTATTTATTCATATTACTTTGATGAGTTAGATAAAATTTTATGTTTATTTATTTCAAATTGTCTTTTTTGTCTTTCTACAGCCCGTGCTTTTTCTTCTGATTGTTCCGGTGACATTTTACCCATTATGACAAAGTACATTCTCATTATCCAAGTGTCTGAATGGTCTGGGCTTCTTCCAATAATTTCTTTTACATTCTCTTTGGGTGTTGCCATTCGTTTACCGTCTCCAGTGCTTGCGTCTTGATACACTGCCAGTTCCTTTATGATATTCTCTTTAAACCTCCCTGTTACCTTTGAGGCTATCTTATGCTCATTCACTAGGTTAGCTAGCGTAAAAATACACTGTGAGCGTAAATTCCTGTAGTCTGATACATAAGGTATTTTGGTATATCCTACATTTGGTAATGCGACTATACTTGCGTCTGTCTTAATAGCCTGATAAGAACTCTTGTATCCTATAATTCCATTTAACAATGAACTACTAGCCACACCAGCACCCACTCCGATAGCATCACAAGCGATATGAGAATAAGGTATTTTATCTTGAGTGGCATATTCTCTTGTCTGATTGATTATGCTTTCAGTGTTTAAGTGAGCAAATTCTTCTCGGCGGTATTCTTCTAAATCTTCCCAGAAACTGAATATTGTTTTATCACTTCCATCATCAGCCACATCAACTATCAGATACTTACCTTTTTCTTTTGTTACTGTGTTGGTAAAGACATCTAGTAGTGAATCGTAGTGGAATAGCGAGCCAGCGTTATCAATGTATTCTGCTAGGTACTCTTGTCTGAAAGTGTCTTGGTCTGATTCTTCTTGTGCTTTTAAAATCTCCGTTGAATTAATATGTGGGTTATCTGATGTTTTAAAATGAAAGCAAGCATAATCTTTATCTGTCTTTGCTATCTTCTCTAATCTTCTAAGGTTTGGATTCTCTTTCTTGGGTGTTCCACTGAATATTGCTTCACCCCGTAAATCTGTTAGTGCCGGTCTGAATATTTCCTGCCAGCCTATAAAAAAGTCCTTCATTGTATCTACCTCATCAAAGTATATCTTCTTGGCTTTCCTACCTCTAAAGTTTTCTCTATTCTCCCAGCCTGCAACTGATATGATTGAAGTTCCACCATCTTTTGTCGGTACAGTCATTTCTAGTCTTTGCTCGTTGGCCTTGCCGATTCCTGCCAATCTTGCCTTTAAATTCTCCCAAATAATAGCTCTGGCCTGTGCTTGTGTCGGTGCTATGTAGAATATTGGGCTGTCTTTCTTATTGACTGCCTCAAAAGTCATATCCTCTGTTTCAAATATGGTTTTACCACTTCTTCTACCAGCTCTAATAATCTTAAACCTCGCTGGATTCAATCGGACTTGTTTCTGTTGTTCGTGGAGTATCAGCATTGAATGTTGGGTCAAATTTAATAACTAGACTTTCTCCATCAGGGCCACTATGTTCCTGTAATCTAGGGAGTAAAGTACCACACATTTTAAACAGTAATTCTTTCTTTAAGGCCTTATCGTCTCCATCTAAAATAATCTCAACCTCTTTTAAAAGTTTTCTTCTTACATTCGCTGCTAATTTTCTATCATTTAATGAAACACCACCTTGCATATCAAATTACTTTATTTGGCTAAGGTTAGCCATAACGCAAATTAGAACTCTCTTGAAGTTCTTAAATATTCCTCTATCCAAGAGATAGCTATAACTCTTTGATAGTTCTAATTTTTGATATAATTTCTTTTTGTATAATTTTCTTATCCTTTGATTGTCTTGTAACTTTTATTTTGGGGAAAAA